TTGATGTACAAAGATTTATTAGCTATCAATCTAAATATGTAAATAATGGAATTCAACTTATTACTGGCAACGTAGTAGACAACAATCCATTATATATGGCTAGATTAGGAGAAGAAAATAGATACAGCAAACTAGCTCTTTGGTCTTTCTTGCTTTTCCCTTACTCCCTTTCCGAGTTCCTGCTAGAGCGTCAGTTAAAGAGGTATAAGTTGGGTACGCTGTATCCGGATATGGTGGAGTTTAGACCTGTTATATCTAGAAATATTCCTTATAACGATATTTGGATAACTCAGGGTTCAACTACGTTGTATAATAAATCTATCAACAAAACAGGAATCTATTTGCAAGAAGGAAGTACTGTCATAGTTTATATTCAACCTAGCGGAATAGATGAAGTATCTAAGATAACTATTAATGGAGTTGAATATACAGATTTACCTATTAATCCTAATGGATTTTATTACGCAGATTTCCCAATAACCAAAAGCCCTCAGAAGATAAGCTATGCCATTGACGAGTACATCAGATACGAAGATATTGTTCAGCCTTATCCAGCAATAATTAATCTAAAACAAGATGGTAAAACTATCACTTGGGGAGATAAGTTGAAAGTAGGCAGTGATATAGTCTTTGCAGGAAGTGCCAACCTTTTACCGGAGCTATATACTGTATCCGAGACACGGTATAATGGTGTAACGCTTTACCCAAACACTATCATAAAGGTAGAGAAGTCTATGGTGTTTGATAATGCACGTACCTACCTAAAAGCCAATGAGCCGAACTGTATCCTGTCGCCTAATAGGTTGAGGATTCCAAACTCCAGCTACAAGATACTAGGATACATTCCGGACTTGACAGGTAAAGGTAATCATGGTAGATTGAATAACTTCGCCTACACGGAAGAAAGTGGAGCAAATGAGGACGGTAGTATTCGCTTTGATGGAACGGATGACCATATTACTATTTCTACTTTGGCTCATGGTGGTAAGTGTATGTTGATGAAAGTAAATTGGAATAAGGATGCTTTAATGCTGTATGACCAAAGAAGGGATAATAACCCTAATAGCTTCGCTATATATATTCCTAATTTCAATAATGAAGACTCTATTGCTTATAGTTCTAGGAATGACGGGAAAACTTATATTGATGGAGTATTAAATACATCTGTTAAAGGATCGCAATTAAAAGATGTAACTCATAATATAACTATAACTAATAGCAATTCTAATAACGATAATACTGTTTCTCCGGCAATTGGAAGCAATGCAAAATATAATGCGTTTTACGCTCAAATGGTTCTTTACGAATTTATGCTATTACCCGATGTGCCTGATGAAGAAGAAATAAAGGAACTTAATGACATTGTAGGTATTGAGAATAACATTGAAGTAAGTTAAACAATTAATTAAAAAACATATGAAATACGCAGTAGTAACAATCGAATGGCTAGCCCAGCACGGTCTGCTGGCTATCCCCACAATGAGAAAAAGTAAAGACGGAAGTAAGGTAATCCTTCACGAAGAGTATTTGTCCCCTTACAGGGATGAAGAGTTTCCGAGATACTATTTTGACAGCCCGGAACTGAACGCCCTTCTGTCAAGTGATGAATGGTCATGGACGGAAGAGGAACAACCAGAAGGGAGTGCGGAATTCATCCAGGTGGCGGCAGCGCAGAACCTTTTGAATGTGACCAGAGCCGGAATTCAAACTATGTCCCTGACAGACAACGAAGCGTTGAAAGTGAAGTCCATGTATCCGTATTGGAATGAGTTTATCAGCAAGTCGCTAACAACCGGAATGAAAGTGCAATATAATGATGGACTCTACCGGGTTCGTCAGGACATTGCTACCGTCTTGGAGAATCAACCGCCAAGCATCAACACCGCAGCTCTCTATGAGGAAATCAACGAGACCGCTGCCGGAACAAAGGATGATCCGATTCCATATAACAACAATATGACATTGGAAGAGGGCAAATACTATTCGCAGGACGGAGTTACCTATAAGTGCACCCGTTCTACCGGACAGGCGGTGTACGCTAACCTTTCTGAATTGGTTGGTATTTATGTTGAAGTAGCATGAAGTCCCTCCCTTGGATACTAGTCTGCCTGTTGCTTGGCGTGATCGTGTGGATGCAGTGTAATCCGCACGATCCGTCAACGGTTTACATTAAAGGAGATACTGTACATATCCGGGACACAGTAAGAGACACAATCCCTAAGCTAGTAAAAGAAACTCTGAAACGTACCGATACGGTATATCTACCTATCTTGATAGATACAACGACTGACAGAACCGTAGAAGGAGATTCTATTCCGGTACTGATACCGATAACAAGCAAGGAGTATAAGACCGATGATTACCGGGCGGTAGTCAGTGGATATAATCCTACTCTTGATTCTATGGAAATATACAGAGATAATAAAATTATTACTTTTCCACCTTTACAGAAGAAGAAACGCTGGGGATTAGGCTTGCAAGCAGGATACAGTTATCCGGGCGGTTGGTATGTTGGTGCAGGAGTTAGTTGGAACTTGTTTATGTGGTAAATACAGAAATGTGATGAAATTATATACAATAATCGATGAAAATTATATAATCCAAGAAAGGAGGTAACATGATGCGCTAATTAGAATTCAATCCGTAGACCGGTAAAGTAGAAGGCCGGATATCGTAGCAAATGTAGCTCTTTTTTTTGGGGGTAGAGTAAAAAGAACCCCCGACACTAAAGTTGACGCCAATCAAACTTTTAAACATACAAAAGCATGCATAGATAGTGCCAGGGGTATAATATCCTTAACATTTCTATACATGCTTTTGTTCTTTCAATAACCTTAAGTTTGATTGGCAAAGGCAAAAGTACAACAAAAAAATTAATTACCATGTGTAAGTCCGAGATTTTTGCCGAAATATTGAACCTTGTAGGAAAAGAAACTGAAGTTTCTACAGAACTAATCCTTTCATCAACCAAAGTGACCGAAGTCGTCGATGCCCGTTCTATTGTAGTGTTCTTCCTTACTGAATACGGTCTATATCCTGAACAGATAGCTGCTTTACTTCATAAGACATCTGCCAGTATACGCTATCTTATATCCACTTTCGAGAGCCGTAAAAATGCAAACAAAATGATTGCAATATATCTGCAAAATATTCGCAAATCGCTTGCAAATGAGTGCTGATTTAAGCGGTCTCTATTATATACTTTTGTGATGCGGTTAATATTGACCGTGTTATAATCGTATATTAATATGAGTGAAACAAAAACTTACGTTTTCCCGGAATCAGGCGGGAACAGTGGCGGTAGTGGGATGATGGCTATGCTTGCCCCCTTATTGCAGAAAAACGGTCTTGACCCCAATCTGTTGCTTGCAATGAATAATCGTGGCGGTATGTTTGGTGGTGATGGCTCTTCTTTTCTTTGGATAATCTTCCTCTTCTTCCTGTTCCCACTTTTCGGACGCAACGGATGGGGAAACAACGGAGATGGCGGTAACGGTGGTGGATTTGCTGGCGCCGGTATTCCTAACTTAATTAACAATGATGCAGGAAGGGAGCTACTTATGAGCGCAATTCAAGGAAACGGGCAAGCAATTAACAATCTGGCTACTAATTTGAATTGTTCAATCGGTCAGGTTCAGAATGCCATCAATGGTGTAATGTCTCAAGTTCAACAAGTTGGTAATCAGGTGGGACAAAGTTCAATGCAGATTATCAATGCTATCCAACAGGGTAACTGTCAGATCGCTCAACAGATTGCATCATGTTGCTGCGAAAACCGATTGGCTATTTGTGAACAAACTCACACATTGCAGAATGCTATTAATGGCGTAGCCATTGGACAGGAGCGTGGATTCTCATCATTAGGGTATGCTACTTCACAGCAAACTTGTGAGATTACCAAGAGTATTTCTGATTCAACAGAAAAAATCCTTGCCGGACAACGTGCGGCTGAAATGCGTGAGATGCAGAACAAGATTGACCATTTGCGTGAAGAGAACGGGACGTTTAAGAGTTCTGCAATGACTTCGCAGATTGTGGCACAAGCTACTGCTCCTCTTGGTGCTGCGTTGAGTGATTTGAGCAGCCGTCTGGCAAAGATTGAATGTGCGCAACCGCCTACGTTCCCGATGCCCTATTGCCCGGCCAGCGGTAACTATGTTCCCGTAAACTATTCCGTTCCTGTAAACTTCGGTGTATCTACATTAGGAACTTGCGGTTGCTAAGAAAGGAGGTAATTATGTTATATCCTAACTTAATGTATCCTTACTGGCTTCCAAGTCCTTTCCTGATAAATCGCTCCGCAAGGGGAATTAGGAGAGTTGACGTTAATGGCATCTACGAACTTTCAACGAACGCTGTTCAGTTGACAGATGCAAGTGTAGATTATGGTATTAATCCTCACTGCTATAATGAACTTCCGTGCGAAAGCATAATCCTATTAAAGGTTCATGCGGATGTTCCAGCAGGTGGAGAAGCCCTACCTATAAATGTTATAGCTCCCAACTTAGGACAGACAACATTGGCAGTTGCCGGTACTACTACAGGTACTTCAAAGGTTCCTGTTGTAGACAGCAACAACAATCCGGTGACAGGGACTGATGTAACGGGCACTACGGAGCGTCTTGCTTATCTTAATAAGCGCACAGGCGTTATACGTTTTCTGGAATTTACGGCTTCAACACCGGCTGCTGCCAACAATGGCGAAGCGGCAGTGGCAAGCGCAAATGCTGTAAGGTCAAAGTAAAATATGGAGTGGGAGTAATCCCACTTCTCAAAGAATTAATGAATTATGTTTCAAAGTCTAAGACAATCCAATATCTTTTATATCCTTCAAAAAGGGGAAAATCCTGAATTGAAAATGGGGCAGGTTGTTTCAGTAAGCAATCCTCAGCCTAAATATGGGCAGTATGTGCCGGGACAAACTTACGGACAGAACATGGAAACTGTTGTTGATGTATCGGTCAAAGTTGGTGAAGAAACCATTGATTTCAAACAACTTCCGGCAAATCTATCTATCGCAAACTTTGGTGCGAACGGAGTTGTTGTGTCGGAAAGCCGGGAGGCAATGAATGCCGAGGTGGAATCTATGTTGAGAATAAGCCGGGGAGTGATAGAAAGTGTCCCTTACCATGAGAAGGTTATTTCTTCCTGTGATGCTATGCTTAGGGAGCTGAATCCCCAGTTGGCTAAAGAAAAAGAGCAGGAAGAGAAAATCGGTGTCCTTGAACAAAAGGTATCCGGTGTCGAGAATACCCTTACCGATATAAAAGATATGCTTGCAAAGGCTTTGGGCAGTGGTAGTAATAATCCTAAAAGTAAATAATTATGCAGATAGTTGAAATCACAGAAAGCAAAGTCGAGAAAATGTCCGACTACGCTGAAAAGATGCTCAAATACGGTGGTAAGTTGATGCAATGCATCGAGGAGTTATCCGGTGGTGGTGAAAGCATGGGAAGACGTGAACGTTATTATGACGATGACGATGACCGTTATGACGAAATGGGCGAACGTGATAATTATGGCGGTGGTTCCGGTCGTGGCGGTTATGGAGAAAGACGTGGCGTACGTGGTACAGGACGTTATTCCCGTTATCGTTAATGTTTAATTAGGGAGTGGATCATTTCTACTCCCTATAACTTTATTGAATCATGAGAAGAGAACCTTTGGATATAAGAGACAGAAGACCGGAAGAGATGGAAGCGTATCTTTCCCATTTTGGATGGCATTTCAACAAGAAAATGTGTGAATTTGCCGTATCATTGATGAAGAAAATGAATCCTTCAACGGGAAAGAAAGAACGTATTGAACCAATCTCTAAAGAGAAGGTTGACGAATTGCTCACCCGTTATGGAATAAAGCTTGAAAATAATGTACTGTATGATTATGTATACTGGGCTAATCAGTGCAAAGCGGATTTGTTTAAATCCTCCGTGTCAGATGAAGCACACATGGCATTGTACATAAAGGATATGGTTGACGATCCGGATGCTCCTGACGGCATGGCAATGTGTATGTGGTACGCAAAGATGAACAGAGCCGGAGAACCGGTAGAGTGGGACGAAATGCTCTGATAAATGATAAGACAACGGTTTACATTGCCCAAGTATGACTGGAGCTGCATGGTATATTATGCAGTAGATACATATTATACAGAAGAGATACTGGATAGTATGCATTCCATCGGCTGTAATGGTGATATGCTCCGTACCGCATATGATAACATAAACTCCGGCAACCTGAATACCGGAGTTACTTACTCCAACTTCGGAACCCGGGAGACTGTAATGGTTATTGCACTTACTTCGTCCCCAAAGGAGTTTGCCAAGTCATGGCGGCATGAATGCGGTCACATGGCCACTCATATCTGCCAGGCGTTCGGTATAGACCCGTACGGGGAAGAAATTCAGTATATCGGAGATGATATAATTGAAAAGACATGGGAGTATGCTAAGACATTGTTGTGTGAGTGTGAATGCTGCAAAGATAAGTCCAAACATTTAATACATTAATCCATGCAGAATAAACAAGTTCAAAAAGCATTAAAGAGTGATACTCCTATTAATAGCATGTATGCTCTTATTCCGGATAACAGGATGCGGGCTTTCAAGAAGTTTGCCGCCCGTTTTGGTTTTACTGAAGAACGAATAAAGTCTGTGCTCGAAAATGAGAAACGAAAAACTGGATATATTGCTTGAACAGGCAGATGACCGGTACCACTCGGATTTCTGTCGGCTTCTGTTGGTTATGCTATGGAACGCCTAGAAAGGTGGTTGTACTGGCTGATTCCTCTTGCGATTATTGCAAGGGTTATATCTTTGTGCTTGTCCCTGGCTATGTAGTCGGGGATTTTTATTATACAGTTTAATTTCTTTGATTATCCTTTCATATATTAAATTAATTTCTATACATTTGTGGTAAAATTAAACTATATATGAAAAATAGAATAAAGGAAGTATTAAAGGAAAAGGGAGTTACCCAAAAAGAGTTGGCTGAAAAAATAGGAGTGACTGAAGTTGGATTGAGTAAAGCCATTAATGGAAATACTAGCAAAGAAATGCTTAGGCGAATATCAGATGTTCTTAATATTTCTATATCTGACTTGATAATTGAAGAAGAAATACTTAGTGCTGAATTTGGGTCTGATAAAACACCTTTAAAACTTGGCAATTTAGAACTCCCTTGTTATGTGTTGGAAAACGGAATGAGAGTCTTTTCCGGACGTGGTATTCAAAGTGCAATTGGTGCTAAAAATTCATCAGGAACTTGGATCAATAGATTTATTAATAGTAAAGGTATTCAGATGAATTTATTGTCCGGTACTTTAGAGAAATTAAACAACCCGATACCTTTTAAAAGGAACAATGCAGGTGGTTCACAATCAGTCACATATGGATATGAAGCAACTTTGCTTATAGATCTTTGCAATGCTATAATTGATGCTGGATGTGACCGGCAATTTGATATAGATGAAGAGTATATAAAGAATGCCACAATCATAATACGTGCGGTCGCTAAAGTTGGTATTATCGCTTTAGTTGACGAAGCAACAGGGTACGATAAAGAAAAAGGAAGAGCTAAGGATGAATTGCAACGTTTTTTGAAAACTTTTATTTCACAAGAGGCTGCAAGATGGGCTAAAACGTTTGATGATAGTTTCTTTGAAATGTTATATAAATTACATAACTGGAGTTGGTCTAAAACTCATAGGCACCCAGGTGTTGTTGGGTATTGGATAAATGATATTGTTTATGAACGATTGGGGCCTATGGTACTTACTGAACTAAAGAAAGTAAATCCTAAAAATGAAAATGGGAACAGGAAGGGTAAATTACATCAATATCTTACGACTGATATTGGTCATCCTAAATTGAAAGAGCACTTGGCTTCTATCCAAACTCTGGCAAAGGCCTGTAATTATAGCCTCCCAAAGTTTATGCAAATGCTTGATGTGGCATTACCCAAGCAATACCAGCAAATGTCGTTACTATTTCCCGAGGATGACGATGATAAGACAAACGTTTTTTGATGCTATGCCGGGATTTTTTATACCTTTGCCGAAAACTAAATATTATGGCTGAAGAAAAGAAATACGACTACGACTCGATAAATGAGTTGCTAGCTTGGGCGAAAGAAACGCTCAACAATAAGAGATACCCGGTCGGGGAATTTCAACTGGACAAATGCGCCAAGATTCTCGATTGCGAGAAGTATCTTGATTCGATGATCCTTGTGATTGGTAAGAACTGGGAGAACCCTACGTTTTACCCGACAGTTGACCAGTTAAGGTTGTTTAGGGAGAAGATAGAAAGGGGAACTTGATAGTACCCCTTTCCTGTTGATTGGCGTCAACTAATGTGCCGGAACCGAAGCCCCTTAAACACTAACTTATTTTGCTTTCTAGTTCTCGTTTCATATTCTGTATTGTCGTGCAGGGCTTTCGCCCTGCTGGTTTATATTATTTGATTCCGCAAAGTTTTGCAACCCTCAATAACTCTTTATCACTCATAAATATAAGGTTGAAGAATACACCTTCATCAAAAGGCTTGTTTTGTAATAAAGCGGCTGATTTCATTTCAACCATGATTCTAGTAATCAATTCACCCTTTACTTTATCATTCATTTTTGCTTTCATAATCGTATATTTTTTAATTGTTATTACTTTATTTCCTTTTTGATGTTACAAATGTAAGGTATATATATCACATTACAAAACAAATAGTGATATTAATCGTCATTGTTAACATTATTTAGTGATACATATATATCACACATGTATAATAAACGTATCTTTGCAAAAAGAAAAAACTAATTATGAATAGAATCAAAGAAGTAATTAAAGAGAAGGGCTTCACTATAACGAGCCTTGCCGATAAGTTAGGTATAGCACGTGAAAGTCTTTCTCGTATGATAGTATCGCCATCATACCCAACACTCGAAAAGATTTCCAATGCACTGAATGTTCCTATGTGGCAACTCTTTGCTTCACCGGAGGAAGTACGACCAAAGAAAGACGGTCTATCTCTCACTTGCCCCCACTGCGGAAAAGATATTAATATTAAAGTAGAATGAATATGAAAAACGGAGAAATAGTAATATACAAATCGGAGGACGGACATATTAAGGTTGATGTTCTGTTTGAAGGAGAAACGGTTTGGTTAACTCAAGCGCAAATATGCGAGTTGTTTGGAAAATCTAAATCGACTATTAGTGAGCATATTAAAAATATTTTTGAGGAAGGAGAATTGAATATTGATTCAGTAGTTCGGAATTTCCGAACAACTGCATCTGATGGAAAAGAATATGATACCAACTATTACAACCTTGATGTAATTATATCTGTTGGCTATCGTGTTAAATCTCATCAAGGTACACAGTTCCGTATTTGGGCAACGCAACGGCTACGGGAATATATTATCAAAGGATTTACATTAAACGATGAGCGTTTTACTTCCGGTTCTTCCATGAACTATTTTAAAGAGCTTTTAGATAGAATCAGACAGATAAGGCTATCGGAGCGGGTTTTCTATCAACAGGTGAAGGATATCTATGCTACAAGTATAGATTATGATCCGTCCGATGAGATGACATTGACATTTTATAAGGAAGTACAAAATAAACTTCTTTGGGCTGTAAGTGGGAAAACAGCCGCAGAACTCATATACTATCGTTCTAATGCTACGCTACCCATGATGGGGCTTAC